CTTAGAGAGACCGCAGGTGAGATAGCTAGAAAAATTAAGCGTGCGGAGTTAGAAATGGGTTTACAATATAGGACAACACCAGGTCCTGCAGATAACGCTATATTTGACGTGCAAAATGGTCAATCTATTGCAGAAGATATGGAGAGAGTAGGGGTCAGGTGGGTTAAGTCAGATAAAAAACCAGGTTCGAGAATAAATGGTCTATCTAGAGTTAGGCAGATGTTAAAAGCTAGTTTACAACATCCACAAGAAGAAGCGGGGTTATATGTTTCGTCAACTTGTAGGAATTTAATTACTAACTTGCCTGCATTGCCTAGGTCAGAGAAAAATCCAGAGGATGTTGATACTAACGCAGTAGACCACGATTATGATGTGCTAAGATATAGAGTTCTGTCAGCGGACAGGCGATTATCTTTAGCTAAAGTAGTAGGATTTTAAATTATGCCAATTAATTCAATTCATCCAGAGTATACAGCAAATTTTGTGCGTTGGACACGATCTCGTGACACGTATGAAGGCTCTGATACAGTAAAAGCAAAAGGTAAAATGTATTTACCAGCACTCAGCGGTCAAACGGCTGTTGAGTATAGTTCGTATAGAGACAGAGCACTTTATTATGGGGCGACAGCTAGAACCCTTGCAGGTTTAGTCGGATCAGTCTTGAGGAGACCACCATTGATTAAGGTACCAGAAGGTATGGCGCATCTATTAGATGATGTCACAAATACTGGTGTGTCCATTAATCAATTTATGAAGATAATGCTACAAGAGGTGCTACTAACAGGTAGATACTCAGTTCTTGTTGATAGAGCAGAAGACGGTGGTAGACCTTACTTAGTAGGTTATCAAACGGAGTCGTTCGTAAACTGGTGGGATAACACTAAAGTGTTGTTAGAGACAGTTTTAGAGCCAGCTGAAGACGATCCATATGAGTTTTCACCTGTAGACATTTACAGAGAACTCGTATTGACAGATGAAGGTTACTCAGTTAATGTTTGGTCTCAAACAGATAAATCCGCTGAGTGGTCAATCATAAAATCATATACACCGTCAAATAGAGGTCTTCAAATTGATAACATACCGTTTTTTACGGTGACGCCAGACGGCGTTACAGAAGATATATCTAGACCGCCGTTATTAGATTTAATAGACGTTAACTTAAGTCACTATAGATCTAGCGCTGATTTAGAGCACGGAAGACATTTCACAGCATTACCCACACCTTGGGTGAGTGGTGTAGATCCAAATGAAACAGAGTTAAAGATTGGTTCGTCGTCTGCTTGGGTACTACCTGATGCGGGCAGTAAAGCAGGTTTCTTAGAGTTTACAGGTCAAGGTTTGACTGCGTTAGAGAATGCGCTAAAACATAAAGAACAAATGATGGCTATTTTGTCTGCAAGGTTGTTCGAGAAGGATTCTAAAGTTGTAGAGTCAGCTCACACAGCGAAAATTAGGCACAGTAGCGAAGCATCTATCTTAACAAATATAGCCCAATCAGTTGAAACAGGTATGATTAAAATACTTAAAACTGTAGCTATTTGGGAAGGTTTTGACCCAGACGAGGTGTCTGTAGAGGTCAACAAAGATTATTTAGATGATGTACTAGATCATCAAGGTTTAAATGCTATAATCCAAGCGTATCAGCAAGGGGTTATATCTTTAGATACATTACTATATAATATGAAAAAAGGAGAGCTTCTTCCTCCGGATACAACAATAGAAGAAGAGAAAGCAAAGTTACCGACTGAGAGGGTCTTAGAAGGGACTATTAACGAATAACCAGAGGTTGTTATGACACTAAAAGCAAAAGTAGACGATATTAACAGTATCGATGAGTCTCTGAGAGGCTTATATGTAGAGAATAATGGACAATATGTCCTAGAAGTAGACGGTTTAGTCGATAAATCCAAGTTAAATGAATTTAGAGATAATAACGTAGGCTTAATGAAGCAAATTTCAGATCTTGAAGCGAAAGTTGGCTCAGTCGATATGGACGAGTACAACGATCTTAAATCTAAAGCTAAGAAATTGCGAGATAAGAAGATGATTGACGCAGGAAAAGTCGATGAGTTGGTTACAGAGCGTGTTACAGCTATGAGAGCTGAGTATGATACGCAAGTAACTGAGTTAACGACAAAAAATGATGTTGCTAATCGTCAATTAGAGACTCTACTAATCGATAATGAGTTAAGATCTGCGTCAGCAAAAGCTGGTGTCACTTCTGAAGCGGTTGATGATGTTTTACTACGTGGTCGTGCAGCGTTTAAACTTGTTGAAGGACAAGCTATGCCACACGACTCAACAGGAAGCGTTGTTTATGGTAAAGATGGCACAACACCTATGTCGGTTAACGACTGGGTAAAGAATTTATCTCAATCAGCTTCGCATTTATTTACGTCTAGTCAAGGATCAGGTTCAACAGGATCTGTGAAAAGCGGTGGTCGAATGAACTCTGCAAATATGACTGCGACGCAAAAAATTGCAGCGGGTTTAGGTACGTAAATAAACTTTATATCTGGATTTTTGTGGTATAATCCAGATATAAAATTGTCCAGTGGACACCTTATTGTTGATTAAGAACGGCGTTTAAGATCAACTTAGATGAAAAACTTTTAATTAACTTATTATAGGAATAATATTATGGCTTCTGTAACTCTTGCTGAATCAGCAAAACTATCTCAAGACATGTTATCTTCTGGCGTTATTGAAAACGTCATTACGGTAAACAATTTTTTCGATGTATTGCCTTTTGCAAACATCGAAGGTAACTCTCTAGCTTATAACCGTGAAAACGCTCTAGGCGCTGCGGAATGGGCAGGTATTGGTGGTACTATCTCAGCTGGTAAAGCTGCGGCTACTTTCACTCAAGTGACTTCTAGCTTAACTACATTAGTAGGCGACGCTGAAGTTAACGGTTTGATCCAAGCTACTCGTTCAAACATTAATGACCAAAAAGCAATCCAAGTTGCTTCTAAAGCTAAATCAATTGGTCGTGCTTTCCAAGACAAAATGATTAACGGTACTGGTTCTTCAAACCAAATCGACGGTCTTTTAAGCCTTGTAACTGCTTCACAGACGTTATCTTCTGGTACAAATGGCGCAGCTCTTACGTTTGCTCTATTAGACGAGTTGATGGACGGTGTTGTAGATAAAGATGGTCAAGTAGATTACTTGATGATGCCTTCTCGTACGCTACGTTCTTACTACGCGTTACTTAGAGCTCTAGGCGGTGCATCTATTGGTGATACAGCTACGTTACCTTCAGGCGCTCAAGTTCCTGCATACCGTGGTACTCCTATCTTCCGTAACGATTGGATTCCGACTAACCAAACTCAAGGTACTGAGTCTGCAGCGACTTCGATTCTTGCTGGTACGCTAGACGATGGTTCAATGTCTTACGGTATCTCAGGTTTAACAGCAGCAGATGCAGCTGGTATCCGTGTAGAAGAAGTTGGTACATCTGAAACTAAAGACGAGACTATTACTCGTGTTAAGTGGTACACAGGTCTTGCTAACTACAATGAGAAAGGTCTTGCTATCTTAACTGGCGTTAATAACTAGACAGTTCTCGTAAACCTCTGGTTAAGATAACAGAGGTTTCTTTATTTTGGAGATAAAAATGGCTATTTTTACATTGACAGGTCCAAATAAAGGTAAAACTGATATCTATGGTGGTTTTACCTTTAGTAATGGCGTGTGCGAAGTACAAGAATCTGATGCGGATAAAGCGGAAAGATTGCTTTGCAGATATTATGGCGCGGTAAGAGGTGAAGCGAAAGCGAAAACTAAACCGCAACCTAAAAAATCTACTAATACAAAAAATAAACTTAAATCTAAATCAACTGAGGATTAAGACATGGCAATAGACGCTACCATAGGTGGAACATCTAGCGATAGCTATGTCACAGTAGCACAAGCTGATTCTTATCATGCGGACCATTTGTATGCCACTACGTGGACTACAACAAGTTCGAAACAAGAAACAGCTTTAAAAATGGCGACTAGGTTGCTAGATGAGAGGGTTTCTTGGTCAGGTTCTGTCGCAGCTACTACTCAAGCCTTAAGATGGCCTAGATCTAATGCATATACTGAAGATAACATTTTAATTTCGTCTTCAGTTATCCCTCAAGCTATCATTAATGCTACATCTGAATTAGCTAGACATCTAATTAATTCAGATTTAACCGTTGACACAGAGGGTAAAGGTATTAAATCTTTAGACGTTGACACTATATCTTTAGAGTTCGATAAATCTGATTCTAGAGATGTATTACCTCAAATTGTCATAGAGATGCTTAGAGGTTACGGTTCAATTAATTCTAGATCTAAATTCGGCACAGTAGCTGTAATTAGATCATGAGTCTATCAACGACAATAGCGTCTTCAATAGCATCAGCTTTTACAGCTTTAGGTGATATTCCTAAACAAGTTGTCATTAGTAGATTAGTAACAGGTGAATATGATACGCTATTAGGTTCTTTCGAATCATCGTCAGTAGATATTACTATAGATAAAGCTATAGTTACGTCATACAGCGATTCTGAGCTATCTGAGAACCTATTGGCAACAGATAGTAAAGTCATTATCAAACAGTCAGATATAACAAGTAGTTTTTCAACATCAGACTCTGTCAGCATAGATAATGTGACGTATAAAATCATAAATATTGAGCAAGATCCTGTTAACTCTATTTGGATTATCCAAGTGAGGAACACGTGAGAGTACGAATCTCAAAATCTGAAGCTCAACTAGGTAAGGACTTAGAAGACGATTTAATAGGTTACATGAATGATGTAATGACTGAGCTACAAGATAAGTTACATACTAGAAACCCAGTGGACACAGGTTTTTCGTCCATGAATTGGAGTTTAACACGTGGTAGAGCATATAACAGTGTTAGAGGTAGTAAAACTAACGTACCGAGTAAGATGATCGTTAGATTATTAACTAAAAAAGCAGAGGTTATGCATTTAACTAATAACGTTAAGTATTTACCTGCTTTGAATGATGGCTGGTCAGCGCAAGCACCAGCAGGTTGGGTTGATTTAGCTATAGCAGAGGTGCATTCTAAGTATGGGTTATGACACAGATAGAATAGCAATTGAATCCAGATTTAAGACGATTTGGGGTAATACAACTGACATTGCTTGGGATAATATAGATTTTAATCCTTCTGATGACACAGAATGGGTTAGAATAGCTATTGTACCAGGCGAAGAGCAATTCGTGTCTATGGGTAAGATGAGAAAAGTTGGAGTTATTATAATCCAAATTTTTGTACCTGAATTTAAAGGTTCAAAGAGGTCCAATGAACTGATAGATTTAACTACAAAAACTTGGCGTAACAAAGAGTTTAGTGGAATTAGATGCAGAGAAATAACTGTAAATAGATTAGGACAGTCTAATGGGTGGTTTCAAACAAATGTATCGATTCCTTTTTGGAAAGAGGAGTCACTATGAGTGCTTTACGAGTTAAAATAAGTAAAAATAACGTTGGACCTATCGAAGTAACTATCGATAGTTTACCATCGTTTTTAAACAAAGGTTGGGAAGAAGTTGAAGTATCTCCGGTGGAGGAGTCAATAGAGGTTTCCCTTGAGTCTAAAATTGAAATTGAAGAAGAGGTAATTAAAGATGTCTAATCATATTGGAACAGCTGGCTCATTAAAGGTCGGCGCTTCATCTGCTACTACAGCAGTAGCAGAGTTAAGAACGTGGTCTATTGAGACTACAGCGGATACAATCGAAGATACAGCAATGGGCGGAAGTTCAGCTCGTACATACAAACCAGGTTTGACCAGTTGGTCAGGTTCTTGCGACTGTTGGTACGATGAAACAGATACAGGTCAAGATATATTTGTCGTTGGTGCCAC